CAGCCATAGCTATTATTGAACCTTTGCAATCTTCTGCACCTTCTGTAGCGGCTATCATTCCTGACATGAATATCGCTAAAACTGCTACAGCAGCAACACCTTTTGCAAGCGCAGGAAGTGATATCATACCTAGCATAATTGACACTGCTGCCAAGATAGCAACTGACACACTTAATGCAAGTAATGTTGCCCCTATTTTGACGATTTCAGTTCCATTAGCGTATTTACTTATAGTGACCATAGCCAGAACAAATCCAGCAAATGCAACCATGAATAATGTTCCTTTTCCAATTGCTGCAAGGCTTAATCTTCCTACGAGTTGCATAGTAATAGCAAGTAATAATAGTGAGGCAGAAATCGACAATATCATTTTTCCAAAGTCTTTTGCGTTTTTGGTCAACATAGAGGCAATTGCCATATAGCCAATAAAGACCATAAAAGCAGCCATGAATATTCCGCCTTTTATCGCCGCTTCTGGAGATAAGCAATCTATAAGTTTAACAACAGCAACCATCAATCCAATTGCTATCGCTAACTTTATCATCATTGTTCCAAATTTGCTTACGTTTGGACCGCCAAGTCTTGATGCTATGCCTAATAGTATTGCAAATGCTGTAAACGCTATTGCAAAGTTTCGTCCCTTTGTAAGTTCATCAGATTTTAAGAGCCCTATTAGTTTAACCGCTGCAATCGTGAGTAATAAAGCTATAGCCAGTTTGGTCATCATTTTACCAAATTTGTTTATATTGGCCATTTGTTCATCATCAACACATTTACCAAGGACACCTGTCAATATTACTATCAATCCGCACAATCCAGCCAGCATTTTAAACCCTTGAGTCGCTTGATCTGGGTTTAGTTTGCCCATGATTTTGACTGTTTCAGCCATTAATAAAAGTGCCATACCCATTTGGATAAGGCATGTTCTAAGTCCTTTAATATTCAGACCGTTTTTGTCAAGCGACGCTGACGATTCTGAAAATTTTGATATAGCAACGGTCATTATAGATAAAGCAATTCCAAGCGCTACAATGCATGTGGTTGCGCGTATTAGTTCATCTTTATCCATCTGACCAAGGATGTATACAGCTCCCGCCAGAATTAAAAGAGATTCCGCTATTTCTTTAATACCTTCTGCTCTTGTTTTAAAAGCTTTAGCTTTCATAACTTTCTTAAAGCTTTTAGTAGCCACTTTGATGCTGGTCGATATGTTGTTTAACACATCGGATATTGAAGCTGCCACACCTCCGATTTGAGTAGCGAAAACACTGAAATTCTTTATTGCTGTGGAAAGCTGAGTTGATATATTAAGTAATCCGGCTGATGCAATTCCTGCAAATATCTGATTCCAGTCTATGTTTTCAAACCAAGTTACCATTCCGCCAGTCAATTGGTTTAATGATTCTTTCACATCCGGAAATGCGTCAAGAATGCCCTTTATCAAACCTGCTACGATAAATCCACCTATTGCAATCATTACTTTTGAAGGTGAATGAATATCAAGAATGTCCTTTATTGTATCTATAATAGTATTAGCGATTTCAGAAATGGCCTCTATAATAGAACCAATCTTTCCGCTCATGCCATCTTTGAGACCTTCAATTATAAAAGCTCCTATTTCTTTTAAATCGAGATTCTTAAGTTCCTTGACTCCGCTTGATAGCGACTCGATCCATCCTTGAGCTACATCGCTTAGGTCTACGGACTTTATTTTTTCTAAGAATGATTGCACTTCTGGAAGACTAGATATGTAATCATATAATTCTTTTAATCCAGAAGCCACCATTTTGATTCCTTCTGCCAAAAGATTAACGCCAGCAGCAAGAAAGTCATTTTCGCTAAGAAACTGGTCAATCTTATATAAGAAGTCGCCTATTATTGCAGTTACATCGAGGAAACTTAAACCAAATGCTTTTAATAAAAGTGAAACAACTTTTATTGTAATCTTAAAACCGCCGCCAAGTATGTTCGTGCCCCACTTTAAAATAACAAATAAGCCTCTAAAAGTAGATACTAATTGGTCTGCATGTTCGCCTACGCCAAACATCGATTCAGACATGCTATGAAATTTCTCAATCACACCATACAGGTCACTTGATGTTATTGGATCAAATACTGATTTCCATGCTTCACCAACAGATTTGAATACTGTCCCTATAGCTTTACCAATATTTGTGAATGATTCTATTAAAAGCTCTCGTCCGCCTTTTCTGCTTGACTCTTCTTCAAGAAGTTCCTGCATAGATTTGCCAGTTTTCTTTGACTGAGCTTCAAGGTCTCGTAAAGCATAAATTTCATCCTGGGTAAATCCAATATTCGTAAGCTGTTCATCAGACATTGCTGCAAATGATTCAATTGCTTCGGCCTGGGCTTTTGTTACCTCTTCCTGAGCTTCTTTATAATCTGTTGCGTGTTTTGTTGAGTCACCAAGTTGCTCATTTACAAGATTCTGGATATGAGCCCAATCCATGCCTGCTTCTGTAAGTTTTTGAACTCGTTCTGCACCGTTTCCAAATTCTCCGCCAATAACTCGATTTACTACTTCTCCGAAATTTTCAGTGACTTTAGTAACAGTTTCCGTTGCTTCTCCGACGGATTTGATTCTTTCACCAAGACTCTTAAAATTGTTATATAATGCGCTGTCTAATACTTTATTACGAGCATCTGAGAATTTATTAATAAACCCACCAATTGCATCGCTAACACTTGTCCAGAGTTTACGAGCATCTTCGAAGTCACCAAATATAAGTCGCCATGTTGTAGTCCATCCGGAACCCAATGCTTCCTTGCATGTGTCTATAAGCTGGCTGAATGTTTTTACTTTTGTTGCAGCTTCTCCAGCAGTCTTAGCCATTGTTGCGATTTGCTCTGCTTCTTCCTGAGAATATCCTTCATCAACGAACTTTTTTACAGCTGCTTCATATTCTTCTTGTGTATCTGCTGCTGTGGCAAACTGGTCAAGAGTTTCTGTTAAAACCTGAGTTGTAAGCCATTCACCTTTTGTCAAGCTTTCTCTGAATGATCCATAAGTATTAATAGCTTCTTTAGCACCTGTTTTTAAATGCTCAGAAGTACGTATTAATGCATCCTGGAATACTTGTCCTCCCATTCCAGCATTCACAACCGAATTCCAGTCCATTAATTGGACTTTACCCGCTGCAATTGCCTGTGAAAGCTGATACATAGCTGTAGATGCCTGCTGAGCACTAGAGCCTGACACTGCCGCAAGGTTTGCAATACCTTTGATTGACGACACTGATGTACCAAGTTTTACTCCTGCTGCTGTGAACGTGCCGATGTTACGTGTCATTTCTGAAAAATTGTAAATAGTTTTATCAGCATAAGTATTTAATTCATCAAGATATTTATTTACAATTTTAACATTTGTTCCCTCTTTTTGAGTGTTTGCCAGAATTGTCTGTACAGCATTCATCTGGGTTTCATACTCTGACATACCATCTTTAACAGGATTAATAGTCAAAGCAGAAAGTATTTTCCTACCAGTATTTACAGCATTATTTGTAATATTGGCTAAAGCTGTTCCGGCTATAACCTGCAATGAGGAAAATTGAAGACCAACTTTCTGAACACTATTTGCTAGTGTGCTCATGTCCACTCTTTTTGCAGAATCTGAAAGTGAACTGAGCGATTTATCTGCATCTTGAAAATTGAGTTTAGCTTTGAGTTTATCAATTGTAGACATACTCGTAGCGACACCTTTTTCAAATTGGTCGTTATCAAATCGCATCTCTACAACTTTATTATCTACAGTTTGACTCATACGCTAGTAACCTCCTTCCAAGCATTGTTTGCTATTGCATCAAAAATAGGCTGAATAGCAGGATTGATGTAATCTCTTCCTTCTACCCAGCCTCCGGTTCCTGTGCCATGACCGTACTGTAAAATAACGGCGATCGGCACTCCTTCGTGAACATTCGAATTTTTAAATTGTATAGACACTGAACCATTTGATCGTTTTATCTCGTAATACCAAGAACTTGCTGTCTGTCCAGTGTCTTTTGGGGTTGCGTTGGACAATGCTTCAACTCCAGCACGTCCGTACTTATCTAAATCCCCTATTTTGATTCCTTCTTTAAGCTTCTCGAAATAGTGATTAAGCTTTGAGAAATCTCCCTTTTGTCTAAATGTAATCATGCCAAGTTCTATCCTTTTGAATGAAAGCGCGCTCTGTTTCTGGCATTTATCTCAGCATATTTAGATATCATGTCACGTTGAGGCACTTTCTTTGTTCCTTTATTTCTTTCTAATTCAGTAACTCTAATGAGAATAATCAGTCTTTTGATATTCCATTTTTCGCATTCAAAAGGAATGCCAAGCTCGAGCATCCAATAGTAAATAACTTCGGAAGTTATTATTTTTTTACTTGTGCTACTTTCTTTCGGTAAAGTTGTAGCTGTCATTGGACGCTCTAGGTATTTATTAATTGCTTCTTGATTTTCAGTGGATAAATAATCGAAGATTGGATCTGATTCACTTGCGTTCAAAGCCATGCAACGTATGTAATCGTAGACCTCATCATTGGTTTTTTTTGAATCTATGAACGGCTTGCACCATTTGGATTCCCATTTAGATACTGAAATTAGAGAATGTTCTAGTTTAAGAATTCCACCTTTAAATGGTGGTTTAGTGTAAAATACTTCATTTTGTTCATCCCACAATCTAATTGCATCTGACGGTGGAACTATTAATGTAAGCATATTACTGTTCGAGCTGCTCTAAAGCCTGCTTTTTAATCTCTGCAGTGTCCTTGTTACCAGGTGTGATTCCATTAAAGAAATCAATTGCCTTATCGGTATCTGCAACTAATTCCATAAACAGTTTAGAGTAAGCTGGTGTCTCTTCAAAAGCCTTTGAGATTTCAGGAGTTTTCATGAATCGTTTTCCATCTGGAGAAATCTCTCCATATGACTTAAGAATAAGCTCCTTGAATATTTTTACCATTGATGGAGTATCTTTAGCTTTTACAATACGTTTTGCCATCTCTGATAAGCCGCCTGTTGTTGAAAGTTCCATCTCTACTACTTCCGCTTCTGAAAGATTGAAGTAGCAATCATCTTTACGTTTATTGCCGAGAAAATCCTCGTACTCTATTGTTTTACATAACATAATAATTATCTCCTTTCATTTTAAAACAAAAAAAAACAGACCATCTAAATGATGATCTGTAAATCAATTAATTTATTTATTTTTTTTTATCTTTGTGTATTATTGCATAGTCAAATACCAATCCAGCAGCTAGCATCTCCAATAATATAATATACCAGCCTATTTCAACATCAAATGCAGCAAGCACAATGCCAACTACAAGTAATACGGCTGCAAATATTAAAGCATATTTTAATATTTCGTTCATTTGTTTGGAGCGTTCACGCTTGACATCCATTTCTCGCATTTTAACTCGCTCAGAGGATTCTGTTTCTTTAATCTTGGCCTCATCATAAATATGAGTTTCTTTTCTAATAGTGCCATCGTCTAAAGCTATTTTAGTGCCACAGTACTGACAATAGCAAAACGGCCTGCTTGGGTCTATATCGTCCAAGTTGGCATTACAATTTGGACATGTAAGTGAAATAAGTTTCATAATACGTTCCTCCTATGTATCAACTATTGCCAGTATAGCACTATTTTGATTATCTGTCGACTATTTTACACGTTTGTAGCTGTGCCAAGAAGAGTGATAATCTCCGCTGGAAGAGGTAATTTAGCCTCAGCCTCTTCTGTACCGTATAATAAATCTTCAATCTTCTTGAGTGTAGCGGTATCGGTATCTGTCGAGTTAATTACGAGAGTTGCGGTTGGCTTGAAGCCTGGTACATCTACAGGAACTGTAGAAATCTCCCATGACATCTCAGCTGCCTCAGGTGACTCATTAACTGATGAATGATCAACAGATGATGGGGCTGCTGTACATCCATATACGAGATGAATCTTGTAGCCATGATCTGTTCCATCTGTATCGTTTCCAATAAGTGTCTGATAAGAGAATCCAAATGTCTTTCTCTTCTGCTGTCCGATTGTAACACCTTTACCAAGCGAAGACTCGCCGTTGCATTCTTTGAATCCGTCTGGATACATGTAAGCGCTGATTGTAGCCTTGTACTGCTCGTCCGCAACAAGATTTAAGTACTTCTTATTGTTGGCGTATACTGCTGTAGCATCTGCTCCCTCTGGAGACTCAGATACTTTACTAAGACCATTCCAAGCCTCTCCCTTAGGATAAGCTCCGCCCTCAGCAACGTAAAGTACACCTTTGCTGACACCAGTCTCAAACTCTCTCTCGCCTGTCTGGTCCCATACTAATTTCTTACCTGCCATTATTAGGTTTCCTCCTTAAATAAATATTGTGAATACAAAGTGATTAAGCCCAGAAGTTGTAAAGTGCCTGTCAAAAGCACAGTACGGCAATTCTTCAAGTTTGTCCTTGAATTTGCTATCTGGGTCGTAATCAATAAGAGTAATTGTGTATCCTTGTTTCTTTATATAGTTGTTATTGTTTGCCTGTATACGTTTCTGGCTTCCCAGTTCGTACTTTATGCAAGGATAATTTAACTTCGGTGGAGGCTGAAAATATACATTTTTTGTGCCGAGAATCTCCACCAGTTTATTGTGTAGCGTGATTCTATCCGCCATTATAGACTCCTCCAATAGTTAAGATTAATTTTCGATCTTTAGGTTCAACAGATTTAATAGTCCATTTGGAACCTAAATATTCCACATAACGCATGTCAGGAATGTGCTCAAAAGCGAACTCATCCCCAACAATTGCTATAATGGTGCTCAAGTTTGGGCTACTATTGACATTAGAGCCAGACGTTTCGAGATTTCTATAATCTCTTGTAATATCACCGAAATATGCATGATGCTCTATGTATGAATCAGACCAAACGCCTGGTGCTGTTTCACCCGGTACGTTGAATCCGATATTTCCATAAAATCTACCCATGTTGCCTCCTAGTATCCCATTTTGATTATTTCAGACTTTTTATTTACCACCTGTCTGTGATGCTCCGCCAGCAGACTGTGTACCACCGCTAGCTGCTGCAGCTTTCTTAAGGACGATTGCAGAGTATGGTGTTGTAAGAGCACCACTCATACGAGTCTCCATTAAGTACTTCATCTGGTTGTAATCGATATCGAAATCATCGAATGTGTTAACTGCGCCACCCTTATCGGCACCAGCTGTGTAGTCAGCCATGTTAACAATGATTCCGTAAATATCTTTGTAATTCTCCATCTCTGGAATTGTTACTATCTTGCTTACACGCATAGCCGTTGCAAGCTTCTCCTCTGACTCATAGATTACACGTCCATTCTGGTCCTCAAGGAGAAGAAGGTTTGTAAGTACATCCTCTGTTGTGTAGAATGTAGGTCTTCCTGAGCCCTTGTAATCCTTACGTGCCTTAACAGCTCCACGGATAACTCCCTTGTATACTGAATCATTCTCAGAGTATGAGCTGCCTGTAATCTTGTAATCTGTGCCCTCTTTGATTGTGTATTTGATAGTATACATATCTTCGTCAGATAATACAGGACGGATGTTCTGCTCATTAATCTTGTCATCAGATGATGCAATTCTGCCGTCACCAAGAAGCATAGCAAGTGCAAGCTCCTTATTAAGCTGACTACGCATCTCTGCACGCTGCCATTCGATTACATCAAACGATGTAATATCTACAACATCATCTCTATCCATCTTTAACTTGATGTATACAGTTGTAGGTGTTGTAACTCTCTTAAGAAGAGCGAGAGCAATCTCTTTCTTCATGTTACCCTTAATGTAACCCCTTGCTCTAGCCTCATCAGCATCAAGAGTAGCAAATGTTGTCTTTACTCTTGAGAAAGGTACATGATGAACTGAACCCATAATATCGCTTACCCATGTCTCATCTTTCTTAATGAATGTTGGCGGTACATTGAGCTCTGTTGGCTCCGGGAAAAGCATATTAATATCTTTGATGTTATTTGCTGCTGCGTGCTCGATGAAGCTCTCTTTCATTGAGCCATACTTCTTAGCGTCTTTGATTGCATTATCAATGATTGCTGAATGTAACAGCTCCTCCTCTGAATTGTAGTCGTTGTCGAAAACGCTGTGCTTCATGGTTGGTTCTCCTCCTTCATTATTGTCGTCTAATTCGCCTTCACTAGCTGCTCCAACTAGTGCATATAAAACGTCCTTCTGCTCTTCTGTCATAGAATTAATGACATCTTCTACTGTTTTGTTGCCCTGCTGCTGAGCCGGACTTGGATTGTTATCTGCCACTTTTGTATCTCCTTCCTTTGGTTCATTTGCCTTATCATCTGAATGACACAGGAGAGTAATAGGTAAATTACCGTTGTAAATAAAACCTTCACCTGCCTCGGGGTCATCGCTGTGAGCTAATACCCAGTCAATCTGAGCACCATCATTTGCTCCAGCGTGGACAAGACTTAATTCTCTGATAACGCCATGTAAGACTTCGTTGCCCATCTGTTTAAGCTTGTTAGCATAAATAGAAAGTGATGAAATATCACCATGCTGGACAATCTCCTTTGCCATCTTGGCGTTTTCGCTGTTATTAAATTTGCAATATGCATACACACCGTCAGAACGATTTTCCAAATCAGCATGTCCAATAACATCACTAATGTTCTGATGATCGTGATTCCAAAGTAATGGAATACGGCTGCCATCCTGAGCTTTGAATGCATCACGTTTAATGATTCTTCCATCGCTGCATAAAATGTCATTCATTGTTGCATAGCCTGCAAAGTCATAATCATTTGGATTGAATCCCATTTTGATGTTTTCCTCCTTGTTTTATTAGTAATCAGTTCCATAGTCGTAATCATCATCTGGGTCTTCATCTGTAGTGGATGCAAAGTCCTGGTTTTCGCCCGGATTAAGATTCTTATTACGAAGTTCATCTGCCTGAGGGTCATTAACAGGCTTCATACCGATGACGGCACGCATCTCGTTGGTAGACATGATTTCGTTACGTGTGAATTTGTCTGCAATATCTGCAATGTTGTTAACTGGAACTAATTTGAAAGCGTCCCTAAAGAACATGATCGTTTGTCCTCTAGTTCTTGCATTTTTAGATAAGAACTTTCTTTTGAACTCGTCTGCGATTGCAGATGCGATAGGTTCAATAGTTCTGTTATTGTAATTAAGCATGGTCTGCTCATCTGCAGTGCCATCCATTACACTCGTTGTGATACTCAACTGGCTATATACCATGTTGATAAGTAGCTCGATTTGTTTAAGGAGATTATTCTCCAAAGACCTATTTAACTGGGTTATGTGCTCTGTAGCATCGAGGTATGCTATTCCATACTTTGAACCAGTTAGCTGCTCTTCAATCTCTTTTCGGCGTTCCTCTATCATGGCTTTCTTTGCCGGGGTTTTAACCGTATATGGAAGCTGTATGATAAGGTCTAGCTTGTCTGAGCCATTATGCTCATCGATTACATCCAACAGATTCAACTTTCTGATAAGTCGTTGAACTGATGAATTTGGTTCATTTGTAATTGCATAGAATGGGTTCTCTATAATGGCCACGTCGGACTTCGGTAAAATAACTTCTTCCTTATGCCCGGTTCGGTCATTGTATAATCGAACTTTTACATGACGTGGATACCATTCAACAATTTTTCCGGTACGCATAGTGTCAATAATGTAACTGTCTGTATTATTCGGGTCATCGGTTGTATCTACTGGTACGACAGCTACAACACCTTCATCAAACATGGACATAACAATATCCTGCTTTAAATTTCTACCGGTTTGGTCAATGTTTGCACTTAGTGTCAGGCAATCATTAAGACCTGATGATATAGTGCTTTTGTATCGTTCGTTTGAATCCAATTGGCAATGCTTAATATCTAGCGCTGCCACATCCATTGCAATACGATTGAAGAGTGAATTGATAATCGAGCGTTCATTTCCTCTTGTAAATTTGGCTCGCCCTGGGTTTATTCCTGAGCCATTTCCAATATCTCTGTATTGAGTTGGTGCTCTATTTAAAAATGCGTTCCAGGCATGTTTCAAACGTGTGCCTACTGATAATGCCATTTCTTTTCTCCTTTAAATTTTGGTATAAAAAAAGAACCCTTACGGATTCCAATACCATTTTGAATTATTAAATAATTCATGTTGCCACATAAATATCCTTTGCTATTCAGCATTTTTAAGCTTTTCAATATACGCTTTACCGGCGGATGTGTATTGAATAGGCAGCGAATTAACGTCTACATTTCTAAATGATTTATCTATTGCTTTCTGCCATTTTTCAGCTTTATGCTTAGATCTTAAATACTTAGATTCTGCTGCCCCTGCTTTAGCAGCTCTGTTCTCATATGTGGATTTGTATTTATCTGCTTTTCTTTGAGATTTCATGAATTTAGCCTGATATTTATCGGCCTTTCTCCTAGAACGCTGATACAGATCATCTGATATACTTGTACGGATCAATGGGTTAGCATGTTTATACATTTTATCCAATGCCTTGCTGCTTTTGTAATGCATCTTATCAGCTTTAGCCTGATATTTTTTATACTTAGCAGAGGCTCCATTATTGACCTTTATTTTGGCTTTCTCATACGCAATTCTATTCTTATCTGATTTCGAATTTAATGAATTACGTTTATTTATGGCTTTAGCATAAGCGTTAGCTGGATTATGTATTACACCCCACTTCATACCGATAACACCATAATGCATGAGTTCATCTGGGTTTAATGTTTCATATTGCCACATAATTTATCCTTCCTTAAAAATATAGTATTGACATACTCACGTGATTTGGCTATGATTGATTATGGAGATATTAGAGTCTTCAAATAACATAGAAAGGAGTATGAGAGTATGAATAAAAAAGATTTATATTGTCCTTACATCAATGAGAATGGTCGTAAGGTTAGTGGTGCTGCTGCCCATATGCATCATGTTAAGACATGTGGTGGCATCGAAGGATATAACAAGAAAATTATTACTTCAGCAGTAGCCACATTGGTTGAAAACTGCATGCTTTCAATTAATGAAAATCTTTTAAAGTCTATCAAGAAAGACTTATTTAAAAAAGTCGGATAGCGCAATCGAATTTATGTGAACTGTTTTATGGAGAAAATTTTATATGAAGATTATCGAGCAATAAAAGCCTGTACTTAGATTAAGTATGGGCTTTACTTCTATTTGTTCCTCCTAAAACGCATCTAAATTACGCTTGTATGCCACAAATGCGTCAAGCATAGCTGCCACATTATCAATCTTGTGTTCTCTTCGTTTCTTATAAAGCTTACGGTTACCATTTGTATCTTCAAGAGTAATAGCATTACCCATTGTGTACGACATGATTTGCTCATCAAATAAGAGCATTCGTTCACCAGCAAGATTCTTTAACTCGCCTAGTGGAACGGACTCTGTTCTTGCTCCCTGCGGTACTTTCTCTATACCGAATGGACCATTTTCTCTTTCCCATCTTTCTACAAATTCTTTTGCATAATACGGATCATATCCAAAACATCGAACATCATACTCATTTTTAGTTATATAAGCATCTACATCATCAAAGACATTCATCAAGTCAAGGATTGTTCCTTCCATAACTATCAAACTGCCCTCAGCAATAAATTCATCATATTTAGCTTTAAGCGCTCTTGGCAATCTCGAATATGACAAGGTTGTAATGTAAGAACGTGTCTTAATTCCAAACTGTCCGTTACCAATTGGGAACATAAATGTAAATGCACAGAAGTCATCGCCCTGGGACATGTCAGCCCCCATAGAGCATGCCATCTGCCAATAGCTTCTCTTTCGATGTACAAGTGTTTCTGCATAAGTGAAGAAATATGTGTAGCCTTCCATTGGTATGCCAAAACGTTTTGCAAGAATATCATTCCTTGCTGCAGGATTGGCTTCTGCTTTCTCCACATCAGACTGATACGTCTCATAAGATACAGTGATACCAATGTTAGGATTCGCTTTCATCCAATAACGTGGGTCGTTAACTTCCTTAATATCGTCCAGCTTGTACCACCAGATAGAAGTATGCGGAGCTTTATAGTCGCCTTTAAGAATGCTCATTAACTCCATTTTGATTGTATCGCCGGAACCATTTCTGACAGTTCCTTCTGAGCTGATAGCCACTATCAGATAGTCATCATTTGCTCCTCCACCTTGCTCTTTTGCTGCTCCCTGCTCAATCGCTCCAACTACATCCTCTCTTACATCACCAGAAAGCCACTCATCGATGGTTGCAACTTTTACTCGCAATCCTTGAAGCTTATCAATTGTCATTGGACGAACTTCAAGCAGTGAACCAGTCAGGAAATTCTGAATTCCTTTCTTTGTAGGACAAAGTTTTTGCCTGTTGGCTTTTGAACCTGTTGTGTTGTTAATTGAGCCATCTGTAAGAAATGTATACAATGGCCCTCTTGAACGAGTGATTGCTGTACGAATTGGTGACATAACTTCTTCTGCCTGAGGCATAGTTGGTGCTGTTGTAATTTGATGCGATGAAGTTTTGTCAATACATAGAAAATAGTTTTGTATACATGATGCATACATTGATTTAGCGGCTCCTCGGGCAACGATTAAATATTGCTTTTTAATGAGTCGCTTCTTGATTGTCTTAGTAACATAGTGTGTGCCACCTCGACCATCTGGTTCTGGTATAGTTTTCTCTACAAACTCATACCAACCAAATATAGACTCTGCCCAAAGTTTGAACGAGTCAAGTAAGTGTAAGTCTGAACCGTCTGTTAAAACCAGCTCGTTCTCACAGAAAGCTATAAATCCGTTTATCGCTTTGTCGTCATAGTAATATTGCGGATCAGCGATTAGTTCGTCGATTCGTTGCATTTCCATGGCGATTTCATTAGATATCGGGATTTCACCTCTAATTACAGCATCTCTAAATTGGCCGTAATAGTAAGGCACAGCCGTATTAGATAATGCCATTATTGTTCACCTACCTATGTTTATCTTCTAGCAAGTACGCTATATACTGTCTTCCAGTCTCGCGTGTTCCAGATGGAATGTCTTCAACAGTGCCTCTAAGAATATCGTCAGAGTTTGTGCGCTGAGACGTTGTTCTGTTTGTTCCATGCTTATTAGTCTGCTCTTCTTTTCGAGAATTCGATTGCTGTTGATTATTCTTTTCAGACTGCTGTTGGGTCGCTGCTGCAGAACGTGCTTTGGCATTGTCAATCTTTCTTTGATTTTCAATGATTTTCCACTGATTTTCTAAATCTCTAGCCTTATCTGCAAGTATTTGAGATTGAGATTTAGTGGACTGAGCATTAAGACCTAACTTGCTCCTCACATTCTTTTCAACGTAATCACCAAGTATCCGTGTTCCGCGTTCAATAGCCATATCCGTTAAGTTTCTACTTAATTTCTGTGTAATTGCTTTACCTTTTGAAACTTTGGCTGGTTGCAAGCTATTTAATTCGTTTTCAAGTCTGATACGTTCAATTCTTTTGCGAATCTGAGCATCAGTCATTTCATTTACTGGTTTAGACCCTTTGCTTTTTGTTGGATTCCTACGAAGCTGCTTACCTGTTAGCCTGGTATAGTCATCCTTCATTTTCTTTGCTTTTCGTTTACCCAGATAATTCAAGCTTCCATCTTTTTTCGTAAAAATATGCTGATACCATTTCATACCTTTACGTCCAGAATGCTCCAGTTCATCAGGAGCTAATAGTGCGTCGTAATTGTATTGCCACATTTATTCCTCCTGTAACAATTTGACTTTTTCACTCATTCGCCATTCAAGTTCCGTAGCATAACTTTTACTTGCTTCCAAAACTATTGAGCTTGTTGGTGGGTCAAATATGATTTTTACTTTTGTGCCTGTGTATGTTCTTGCTAAATTAGCCAAGGCCACGTTGTCCGGTATAAAGTCTGCCCATGTGCTTGTGTCATCAGAAATTGTGAATCCATCTTTTCCGATTCCAATATCATTTAATATTGCAAGCTGTGCATTTATGTACATAACTAAGTCTTCATCAAAGCTTGTACATTCCGGAGCTACATTGACCTGCTTCTTTACAGAACCTAAAATGCTTTCTATTAAAACATCATTCATTGTCGTATCTCCTATTGTTTCCATGGACAGGTATCGTTTGGTGTTCGTTCTATAGGTGCAATAACAGCATTTGAAATATCTCCATAATGAATCAGATTGTGAGTGTTGAGGCAGCAACATATAGCGTTATCCATATTCAGTAATTTCTCCAAATTCCTTGCTTGTATGTCTTGAGGAGTTATAGGTTCAATATGATGAATATAAATTCCGTTGTATATCGTAAAACCGTCAATACCTAAATCACATCCATTGTCACGCAATATAACATTACGCCGGAAATGCTTCCATTCTGGAGACCTGTAGAAAGTTTGGTTTAACCATCTGCTTCCTCCAAAGGTCTCGTGTCCAATAACAGATTTGAAAGAAAGATATGCTAAGCGCTCTTCAAAAGTTGAAAGTTGTATAAGTTCTGAATATGTTTTCATATATCAATGTCGTCTCCTGGGTCATCTTCACCAGAATATATGCCCATTGCGCGTATTGCATTCTTGTACATATTCAATTGCTCATCTGCTGACTTATACGCCTGTGTTTTCGCACTTATTAAATCTTTCTGTTCACCCATTATGTCTCGCTCAAGTCTTTCTTTAGAAGAACCTATCTTCAAAAAATGTGTAATGACCTGAGCTGACGCTGTTCCTTCTAATAATTGCTTCTCTGCGAGATCCATAGCTGCTGCCACCATACGATTCTCCCGCTCTTCTAATGAAGCTGCGGGTTTTCTGTCTTCTTTTTTAGGCATTACTATCTCATCTCCTATTGTTCACATATGTTTATATAGAGTTGTAGACATCTTTATAGAACATACAAACCTGTTTTATACCTCTTTTTCGAGCTTAAAGAGGCTATGTGAACACTTGTTTGCACCTGAGGTACCAGATGAAAGGAGATAAAATACCGATAAGAGCTTGTATGTTCTATAAAGATGTCTACGAAAATATGCACCGTGTCCAAATTGCTTTTCAAAAATATCCCTCCGGAGATTTTTTTAAGACGGCCGCGATGCAGTAGGGGGTGTCAATTTTCAGGACCCCCTCCCCTATCAAAGCCGGGACTTGCCTGTCCCAAACTACTGATAGAGGTAATAATATTCAATTTTATTTGTTTATGATGATTCTTCTGATGAATACATCATTTTCTTTGCATAATCAGCAAACTTTTGTGCTGTTTCTTTATTAACTTTCACATAATTTCCTAACAAATCATACTTAAGAATCTCATTCATTGCTTCATCAATTTCAGAATCATTAAAAGACTTTGATAAATTATCAGAAGTTACACAAATTCTATCTAAGTAAGAACAAGTGTTGTAACCTTGCAACGAATCGAACATTTGCCATTCATCAAACTGTGTGAAAGGATTGTAAGGATTGTCGGAAGTTGTTAGCATCCAATCATTTGAAACTGTTTCCATTGCTTTGTCCTTTCATTAATTACAAGTACTTAGAAACTGTGCTTGTTGAAACACCTATTGCAGCTGCAATCTCTGCAATAGTGAATCCGTTTGCACTATAAGACTTAATACGACTAACCTTTGCATCACTAAGTGCATTTGTTTGTTTCGGTAGAGCTCTTTGCTTTAAAGCATCTTGATCACAATTCTTAAAGATTTGTAACTGTTTGCTATTACTTATAGCACCTGCTTGAATGGCTTCCCATTCTTTATCATCAATAACTATGTTTGGCTTCTTAGCTCCATATGTAGCTCTAGCTGTGGCCAATGCTTGTGATTTAACTTTCTTAAGTTGATCCTTATTTTCTTTGTCTGTCAGGGAAGGGCTCTGTTCCTTCTTTTCTTTTACAATTATGTTTGCATATAACTGTGCCTGACGTTCTTTAGGGGCATTCTGTAAAGCTAATTTAAGTTTGGCGTCTAGGGAAGCACACTGTTCGGCATACTTCTTCTTAGCCTCAGGGGAGTAGGTGGCACTAGGGGTATTCAGTAGGCTTAGTCTAGCCTGATTACCTAGTGCTTTCTGCTTATTGGCATAGTCTGCATAAGCTAACTCTTTCTGATCATGTTTGTCACCGACAAGAGCCATAGCATCCTTAGCTAGCTCCATCTTAGGTACCGAAGTGGTACGTAGGGAGGTAACTACCTGGGTAGTCCCGTTCTTTAGAGTCTTAGTAGTGGTATATGTGGACCCAGTCTCGGTGTACAGTTTCTCTCCTGTCTTAGGGTCTATGTAGTGTTTAGTAGTCTTGCCAGTTACTGGGTCAGTAATGTACTTACCTTCTTTTCTTTCTGGCACTGTCCTATCTTCTGACTTAGACCTTGAAATAATAGTCGAAGCTCCGCCTCCGCTTTGCCACTTCTTCTTAAGCTCATCTATACCGTTATCAATTGCACTCTGCTTGTAGTCCAACTTATGTTTTTCAGAATCAATGACAACCATCGAATGTCTAACAGCTCTTTCTATTTCATCTGTTGGCGCACCCTTTAGGGTCATGTCTGTAATAAGATTTGATACTACGCCCATCTGCTTTTGTTTGTACGCAGAAGTAATAACCTTTGCGCCATTGGCAAGCTGCTCATCTGTGTACTTATACTTCTTTGGGTCAAAGTCTTTCAATCCTTCAAGAGGTTTATCATGCTTGATTCGTACTGATGAACCACGATTGTTTGCTGGTATAACCATGACGGTGTCACCATCAAAGTCTGCACCTGACAGTATACCTGCTACATGTGAATTGATACCAACAGCATCCTTTGCATTACCCAATGCTTTCTTTGCTTTAACTTGATTGTTGTTGACTGTGAGCTCTGGTATCTCGAACGTTCCTCCATGAGGGTAACGAACCAGGCAAACTTTTTCACCATTCTTATAGTTTGGAGCATAAATCTCCTTATTACTCATTGATGGAATTGGTAGTATTACTTGCATAGCCTGCCTTGGTAAGGCTGCAGCTTTCAAGTGAACCGCTGAGGCATCACAGTCATCCGCAAATGATTCCAACAATGTTTTTTTAAGAGCTGGGTTCTGCAATGACATGATTTCATTGTATTGTGTCTTCTTCTCATCATAAGCTAAGTTGAGCTGCTTCTTGATAAGAGGTAAATCCTGTTTAGATAAGAACTGAGATGACAAAGACTTTGCATACTCTGACCAGTCACCTTCTTCTCTAAGCTTGTTTACTGGTGACAAGCTGTAACGAGGCTCATCTTTCTTTGTAGATTTAGTAGCTTCTGAATATGACTCTCCAACCTTAATGTATTTTCCATTTGGGTCAGAATAATATCGTTGGCCGTTGGCTTTTATCAAAGCGCCAAAAGGATTATCTGGATCATCTTTAATCTTCTTAAAGACATCTTCCGGTGGTGTGCCTTTCTTTTTGTTAGTGTTGAAGATAATATCAACTCCATCAGGCATCTTATCTGGCGAGTACATAGCCATTCCTTTGAGGTAATGGGTTCCGTCAACCATGATACGAACCTGTGCATAGCTAGAGTTGCCTAAAGAAATATCATCAACACCTCGTCTGATTTCGATTGTTCCATCTCTATCAATACCGCCATCTTCCGCATAGCGAATCATTACTCGCTTACCGTCGATACTTGTAGGCTGTCGAACTACGTCAAAGTGTGCACCGCCATCTCTCGAATATTCAGTGACAGTATGGATCTTGTCCGGGTTGTGAATAACATCGGACCATTCTGTTCCAGGAGGCGCCAATACTTTAACAGTTGTGTACTTTCCTGGATTGCTAACCTGAGGTACTTTTACTTCATGAGTTACATAACCTTGGTCTGTCAGCATGGTAACTGCATTCTTAAGTCTTGTTGCTGACACATTCATATCAATTTCTACACCAGAACCAATATCAATATATCCTTTATCATCAACATTCTTCTTAAGCACGTCAGCAGTTGTCTTAGTGAGGCTTGCCTTTTCTTTAGCTTTCTCATCTAACCATCCTCTAACTGACGATTCATTCTTACCCATAATACGGCCAATTTCAGAAGCACGGTAACCTTTTTCCTTAAGAGTTTGAGCCTGCCTGATATTGTTAGCTCGTTCCTGAGCTACAGCATTAGCTTTCAACTCTCTAAGTTTAGTTGTCGACACTCCCATACATTGGGCTATTTCTTTTTCAGTCATGCCTTCTTTTTGAAGCTCTTTGATGTAACCCAATGTATCTTTTGATCTCTGAGGATTTTCGCCAGAACCTTTACGGTATCTACCAGAACCTGTTGGTGAACCATCATAAGGCTGCTTGGTGCCATAGTGCATTAGCTCTTGTTCCATTTCACATTTCCTCCGAAATCAAAAAGTTTGTTAACATCTTGTCATAAGCTACGATTCTATCCATAATAGGCAGAATATCGTCAGCTTCTGGTATTGTGACTGACACTTCATTGTTCTGATAAATTCTCAGCTCAATGTCTATGCAGCCTGGTTTAAGTTTTTCCTGCAAACAATAAAGACTGGCATATGTCAGAAGCTGCTCAATATGAACAGGTGACAACCCAGTCTTTAAATCAAATATCATGAGTTTATTTTTTGAGAATTTGAGCGCGTCAGCATGACCAAATATAGGTGGTAGCTTACCACGACTCTTAAACTCTGCTAAAGGTGTTGCAGAATATGATACTGGGACTTCCGTGTCCATACGGAATCCAATAGCATCATTTGTGTAAGTCATAAGATTCGGGAATATACGGTCAACATAATACGCGACTACGTTTTCAGGTATTCCGTGAATCAGCAGATGCTTACGTACTTCCTTCTTGTCAGACTTTAGTATCTTAATACGATATCTAATTGCATTCTCTGCATACTCGTGAATTAAAGTTCCGACTTCCTGGGAATACCCAGAACATATCATTCTGAAAATATCATCGGGTGTCAGATTCTTTGTTGCCCAACGAGTTGCCTGACTTGGTGGAAGTTTGGCATGCTTACCTTTTAGCATGTCCGAATACATCATCAAGCTCATCTAATATCTCCTCCTTATTCTCTGGATAGATAAATCTTGCGAAAGACATATCGTTCCATTTGTTCACATAATAATCTTGATTTGGTCTATGACTTGCTTTGCTCGATTGTTTGCACTCAAGAGCAGCCCACTTGTCATTATGAAGAATTAAAAGGTCCGGGGTACCTTGTCTATACCCTGCATCATTCTTCATAACAACGCATCCGTCATATCTGGATTTTATTTCTTTAATCAGACCTGACTGGAATTTGCTTTCTAACATAATTAACTCCTTTCGTGCGCGCGTAAAAAATAAGAGCAACCAATTATGGTCACCCTCTCACTATAATCTATGTTTTTTACGCGATTGTGGTTCCGTTTTTATACCCACAAAAATATAAGAGCAACCGCGATATACGGTCACCCTCTCACTATAGTGCGTGTTTTTTACGCGATTGTGGTTCCGTTTTTTGGCGGCTCAAATTTAACAGGATTATCAAAACGGAATCTAAATACATCGGTTGAGACATGGAGAATATTTGCAAATCGAGAAATTGTATAGAAATTTGGAATGCGTACACCACGAATGTATTCACTAATTTGGTGTTGTGAAACCCCAGACGCAATTGCTAACCGGTGTTGCGTCATGGCATGCATGTACATATACTTTTGTAACTTGTGTCCAAAATACTCATTCATCTTCTCTTTGCTCATTGGAAGCTTGCCTATCTTAAACCACGTCTCCTCCATGTAATAAAATATTTCATAAGTACCATCATAGAATTGAAACGTAATGGACGCTTCTTGCCAATTTAAAGAATATGCTTTTATTCGTGAAATATACTCGTCATCGCAGTAGCATATGAGTCTGCGCCAAATATCTTCATCCATCTGTTTTACCTCCTTAAAAATATGCTTGTGGACGTTTGGCCACTTTTAAAGCCCATTTTATTTCTATATAGGTAAAATAGTACATATATATACTATTTTTCATTTTTTTTGTCCGATTAAAGAAATAAAGTGGGCAAATGGCCACAACACCCCTCAAACCCGCATAAATACTGGATTTCTTTGTGGCCACTTTGGTGTTTAAAAGTGGGCAGAAGGTGGGCAAAGTGGCCAAAAAGTGTCCAAAATGGTCATTTTTCAACTTTTCAATTTACCCTTGTGGCCACCAAAGTGGGCAAATGGCCACTTTTAAAAACACTATTTTTAGTAAAAATGGCCAAAAATGTCCACAAAAATCACTCAACAACCGGCATTAAAAATGGTTCCCACACAACTTTTTGATACGTAAATCACCAGCAATAAGGTCATTTTTGTTAACGCATCTGACGTAATCTCCGCCCCTTCCATGGACCAAAATCCTAAAATATCGAGGGTATTCTCCTATCAAATAACCCTTAAATTTCTGGCTTTCGACGTCAATTTTACTGCCTCCTGGGTACTGTTTTCCGCATGAAACAGCCACTAAATCGCCAATTTTACAAGTCTCAGTGACCCTTTTTACTGCCAAATATGCATTCAAAATAGCATCATTTCGCTTCTCAGCAACCGAAGATGACCAACCATCCTCAGCTTTTCCAGACTCATATACGTTAGTTTTACCTTTTCTGCCCATTTATTTGTCCTCCTTTTCGCAGATATCATTAATTTTCTGTCCATATTTGTACATGCCATACACTTTTGGCTCATAATATAGCTCTGCACCACATAATGGGCACTTGTTTCCCGGCTCATCCAGACCAACTTCCCTACCACAAAGCTCACAATAACCTCTAATTTTGCCATTTACCTTCAAATACGGCCCTGTAATATCACTTTTCATCATCAAATTTCCTCCTTAGAAACTTGCCAATTTTGTCTCCAGCTGTAATAAATAGCCACATAATTAGTCCAATAATGCCTGCAATAATAAGCAAAGGCCATAATAATACTGTAAACATGAACACAAATTCACTAATTTTGTCTAAATATGCAGCCAAACAACTCACTATCATTAACCCAACCGCAAAATATAGGATAAAAAGTACTGATAGAATCATAATTTCCTCCATTTCTTAGTAAAAAATCACAAAAAAAGAGCCCTTGTTAGGACTCCTCTAATTTCTTGAATTGTGCTTTCTTTCTGATTTTTTCAAAATCTTGGTCGGTAAAACCTGCGTATTCTCTTAAGAATTCTTCAAGCCATAAACCGAACTCAATATCACTCTGATGCTGAGCGTCAAGCTTTTTTAATAGTTCATCGCATAATCCGTCAGTTACTTTCAATTCTTCTAATACGTCTTTGTTGTCTACATACCATAATCTTCCAAAAATCTTAAACATATCTATCACTCTCCTTTCACTATAGACCATGTATTCTACGCGAAAAGAAAGAGCCCTTGTTAGGACTCCTCCTCTTTTGATTTCTTGTGTTCTTTAATACGTTTAGCAATCAAGCATTTACATTTATGAGCCGTCAAACACGTTAAAACACCGCCAATAAATCCAATCACTTCACCACGACAAAAACATTCTTCTATCAAGGCTGTCAATGAATCTCGATGGTCTTTTAATAGTTTGTTAACTTCAATAACATGCTCTTCTGTCATTTTAAACATATAATTCATATAAATCACTCTCCTTTCACTATAAGCCATGTTTCCTACGCGATTTCTATTTCTTCAAACACTTTGACATTTCTTCAAAAATATCTTTAGCAGGACCGTTATCACAACTCTTGCCCATTTCGCCAATGCACTTGACAATTGCAGTCATCTCAACAGCCTTGCAAATCCTTCCAACAAGCCCGCTTAAGCATAAATACACCAAAATCACAACAATTGCTATGTTTAATACATCCTGAAAACTCATTACTTACACCTCTTTCTTCCTTATTATAATAGCTTCGTACTCGACAATTTTGATAAATTATCAAATACGTCCCATGACTCTTTATTCATTTCTCTGTTTGATTCAGCCTGTGCCTTTTCTTTCGCCTTAGCAATTTTCGCTAATGACTTAGAAATGCTATTCAAGCTCTTATCAATACTGCTCATATGCTTCTCCATACGTTTCTCATATTTCGTTACCATATTCTCAATCCTCCATAAATCCTAAGATAAAATAAAAACTAACTGTCAATATCCACCAATCTGGGTTATATATATGTAAATGCAATAGCCCGCACAATGTATTAACAAATATTATCCCGGCAATAAATCGCATCGTTCTAATCATAGAGCTCTGCCTTATCATTTGTAATCATTACATCTACAGTTGCATCCATCGCTTCATTAATTGACATTTTTATAACCCCGCATTCGAGATATTTATCCGATACTGCATCTTGAAACCCTCGAAATATAAGTGCTATTTCGTCATTATTTGTATTAATGAGTCTGACATCATTGTCAATGTAGCCTAATACGTCTTTTAATTTAGTCATCTGTTTCCTCCTTTATATCATATAATTTGCTAATTAGTTCTTCGACTTTCTATCTCCTTTTTTGCATTTCTTTTCTAAATTATCAGGAACATCGTCCTCTCCAACCATACACTGGTCTATCTCTCCAAAATAATATGGACATCCATTACATTTCTCAAAATTAAATCCATTCATCACTTACTCATCTCCAAATTTCCAACAAACTCAACAGTTTCTGTTCGTAAGCAAACCCAATATCGCTTACCTTCAAAGTCTACATAATCACCGTCATAGTTGTAATCCTTATCTGGCTGTGATGCGTAAGACATTATTCTGATTTTTGTCGTATTGTTCATGAATTACTCTCCTTATTATCACGTATTGCTTCTTTTAAACTGTCAAGTGCCTCCACACTATGTACAATTGCATTTTTTAATTCGTCAGGCGTTGCACCGGATAAAGCTAAATCAGCAATTTCACTTGACAACCCATCAATCTTAGCATCTCTTTCTAATTCATTCATCTGTTTTCTCCTTATTCTTTTTCTTTTCTCCATAGCTACAAAAGTCATCCAAAAATATGCCCTTGCCCCATATAGTGCACCAATATCCACTAGACCTAAATCTGCAGTCCCAGCAATGGCATTTAGCTTTAGGTACTGCCGCAGGCGGAATATGACGACGAATCTTGTGAGTTAACTTAAGTAACAAATCCACCATCAACCACCCTGCAATCCCAATCAACATGACTAAAAATATCATGTCTAAAACATAATGTACGCTCATTACTCTTTATCTCCTTCCAAATAATCAATCTCAAACTGTATAAACTGCTGAGCTTTCTTCAAATCCTGAATAATATCATCCTTATGTCCAGCCCTTGAAATATACTTAACCGCCGAACCAAGATTAAAATTTAAGCCCCAGCTTCGAATAACATCTTTCGGCTCAGGGCTTAGTCTTTTATAGTGTTCTGGCGATATAGGATTTGGGTCGACACGTATTTTATTTGAAATATCATAGCTAAGAACCTTTCCAACATCATCAGTATCAAATTGGTCTACATTTTTTACTCTTTCCATAATACGAAACTCATTTTCACATAATGATAAATTACCGCATATAGTTACACGCGGTATTCGTGCTATCTCTTTTGATGGCATGTTTTGTATGAAATCATTTATTTTTTTGCCTACTTCCAAGCAGTAATGTTTATCCGGGTCGACTAAATTACAGCGTTTTTGTATAATAGTGATAAAATAGTCTGCCAATTCATTATAATTCCATACTTTTAGTTCGCTTAATATTGCATCTGTGAATATGCACTCCCATTTATATTGTTTATCTCTCATCTATTTCTCCTCCTAACAATCTATAAGACTTTTTCGTACTTGGTCTATGATGCGCCGACTAATTATTTCTGATGGTACCAATTCAATTTCGGAAGAACTAATACGTATGCTCACTGCCATATTTGTTTCGAGATTTCGGGACTTAATAACAAAAGCACTCAGAAATGGCTCATAACATACGTTAAATTCAATAGGATATTCAGCACACAATTTTAAAAGTTCTATCATTTATATTCCTCCTGATAATAAATAACTTCCAAAGCAAATAAGTAAAAATATTGCTTCTGAAACTAAAGAGTGTATTATATTTTCTTTTACAGTAAAATCTGTAGCGCCCAAAACAAACCAACAAAATATGTTTATTGCAGTGCATATCAATATATATCCAATCATCCTATTTCTCCTTTACGTCATAAATACGGCTCAATGCTACTTTTGTAATTTTTCCATCTTTTTGAACCATTGCATAGTTTCCGCTCAAACATATAAATCACTCTCCTTTCACTATAGGCTATGTATTCCGCGCAAAAAAGAAAGAGCCAGTCCTAAGACCAACTCTCCTCGTTTTCAATAAATCGCAATACTTCCTTTAATGATACTTTTTGAGCAATATAACATTTTTTACTCATATCTTCATATCCATCTGCTTTATCATCAGGAATAAGATCTATTAATTCCTGAATCAATGATATCTTGTTTTGGATATGCGATTTTATCTTTGCATATTGCTTCTTTCTTACATATTTTTTAAACATAGTATCACTCTCCTAGTATAATAATGGTGTAGTCAATCAAGACTACTTGGTTAATAAGTTTCTGTAAATCAGATAACAAAAGAAGGGATTCTTCCTTCATCA